TGCGGCTGTCGATGCTATCGCACCAGACATGGATGCAGATAACGGAGAAGGCGGAGAAGGCGACACTGAAGAAAGAGTTTCAGATTTAGAAGATGCTTTAGACGAACTAAAAGCAGAATTTGAAAAAATGATGGGTGGCGATGGTGAAGAAGACAATGGCGAAGAAGAAGCCTTATCTTTAGCACCTGAAGTTGCTCCACTCGAAGCATCAAGACTAGTACCAAATATGGAAGCGAAAGCAGAACCTAAGGAAACTGTAAAAGAATACAAGATCCAAAAGTCTGCGGATAATGCCGACAAGTCTGATAGTAAAAAATCAACAGTTGCATCTAGTAACAAACCAATCAACAGTGCAAATTCTAAAGAAATATTAAAGAAAAGTTCTGAAGATACAGGTAGAGCGGCACCAACAACCGAAAAAATGGTTAAAGGTGAAGTTGCAAATACTGGAGGCAAAGACAGTCGTAAATTATCTAACGTGAAAGTAGACAATAAAGACGGTGCTGATGCTTCAGCAAAGAAATCACCAGTTAATTCAAGAAAATAGTAACTGGATTTTAAAGGAGCGGACGGATGAGTTTATATCTTAGAGAACACCTAACATACGATCAGGCCAGAATGTCTATCTTACACGAAGGCGAGAATGGTAAAGATTTGTACATGAAAGGTATCTGTATTCAAGGTGGCATTAAAAATGCCAATGAAAGAGTTTATCCTGTTAATGAAATAGGAAAAGCAGTCAAAACTCTTAATGACCAAATAACATCTGGTTATTCAGTTCTTGGAGAAGTAGATCATCCCGATGATTTAAAAATTAATTTGGACCGTGTGTCTCACATGATGACTGAAATGTGGATGGACGGACCAAATGGATATGGTAAGATGAAAATCTTACCGACACCAATGGGCCAACTTGTCAAGACTATGTTGGAATCAGGTGTGAAACTAGGCGTATCAAGCCGAGGTTCTGGTAATGTATCAGAATACGGTAACGGCGAAGTTTCAGACTTTGAAATCATAACAGTTGATGTTGTGGCTCAACCTTCGGCACCAGGTGCTTACCCGACTGCAATTTATGAACATCTTTTGAATACAAAAGGTGGCATGAAAGCAAAAGGGTTGGCGGCAGAAGTTAGAAACGATAAAAAAGCACAAAAGTACCTCAATGAGGCATTAACAAACATAATAAAGGACCTTAAATAAAATGATAGACGCAATATCAAAACTAGTTGAATCAGGAGCAATATCAGAAGATGTACAAAAAAGCATCCAAGAGGCTTGGGATTCAAAAGTAAAAGAAAATAGAGAAGGTGTGTCTGCCGATTTAAGAGAAGAATTTGCTAAAAGATATGATCATGACAAGGCGAACATGATTGAAGCCATCGATACAATGATGACTGAAAAATTAAGCGAAGAAATCTCTAAATTTATAGAAGACAGAAAAGCACTTGCTCAAGAAAAAATATCCTACAAAGAAAATGTAGGCTCACACTCTGCCAAATTACAAGAATTCGTTCTTACTAAATTGTCAGAAGAGTTAAAAGAACTACATGGCGACCGTAAAGGTGTTCATGAAAACTTTAAAAAATTAGAAGGGTTCGTTGTAAACGCACTTGCTAAAGAAATTAAAGAATTCCATGAAGACAAAAGAGGCGTTGTGGAAACTAAAGTTAAATTAGTTGCTGAAGCCAAAAAACAAATGGCTAAACTAAAAGAGGCTTTCATACAGAAGTCTGCTAAAATAGTTGAACAAGCAGTAACTAAAAAATTGGGTGAAGAACTTACTCAATTAAAAGAAGATATCACCAAAGCAAAAGAATCTAACTTTGGTAAATCAATTTTCGAGGCATTTGCATCTGAGTACCAGGCTTCTTATCTCAACGAGAAGTCGGAGACTGCAAAACTATTGAAAGTAGTTGATGAAACTACTCTTCAATTAGCAAAAGCCAAGGAAAGCATCGATGAGAATAAAGCGGTGATTGAGTCTAAAAACGCAGAAGCGAGAAAAACTGCAGACTTGATGGAACGTAAGGAAACGATGGCTGAGTTGCTTAAACCATTAGGCAAAAACAAGAGTGAAGTAATGAGTCAACTGTTAGAATCAGTTCAAACAGATAAACTTAAAGCATCATTCGACAAGTATCTACCTCACGTGATGGCTGATAAACCGGTTAAAGAAACTACGAAAGTACTTTCTGAAAGCGGCGGAAACAGAGCACAGAGAGAAGATGCTGATTTAACTTACATTCGTAAATTAGCGGGTGTATAACATAAACTAAAAGGGGAATAGAAACAAATGTCAGAAATATTTGAATCTAAATGGGGCGAAACAAAATCTGCCCTAACTGAAGGTTTAGAAGGCAACAAGAAAAAAGTGATGGGTGTCATTTTAGAAAATACTAAAAGATACTTGTCAGAACAAGCGACTGCTGGTGCTACATCGGCGGGTAACGTTGCTACACTAAATCGTGTAATTCTTCCAGTAATACGTAGGGTTATGCCTACTGTTATAGCGAACGAGATTGTTGGTGTACAACCAATGACTGGTCCGGTTGGACAGATACACACACTAAGAATAAGATATGCTGATACGTCTGCAACAGACAATATAATTGCAGGTGAAGAAGCATTATCTCCTTTCAAAATTGCGAGAGCATATTCTGGAAACGCAACTGAATCGGCGCCTAAAGCGGCATCAACAGCGGCTAAAGAGGGAACTCCAGGTTCTAGACTATCGATCCAAATTTTGAAACAACCTGTTGAAGCCAAATCAAGAAAACTATCTGCAAGATGGACTTTTGAAGCGGCTCAAGATGCACAAGCACAACAAGGTATAGACGTAGAAGCAGAAATCATGGCGGCTTTGGCTCAAGAAATTACGGCTGAAATCGATCAAGAAATCTTAGGATCATTAATGTCATTAGCGGCGGCTGATGATGAAACTTTTGATCAATCTGCTGTGTCTGGTACTGCAACGTTCGTCGGTGATGAACACGCGGCTTTGGCAGTCTTAGTCAATAGAGTTGCAAATAAAATTGCGACAAGAACAAGACGTGGGGCTGGTAACTGGTCAGTTGTTAGTCCACAAGCATTAACAATTCTTCAATCTGCAACAACTTCAGCGTTCGCAAGATCTACTGAAGGTACTTTTGAAGCGCCAACTAATACTAAATTCGTTGGAACTTTAAATGCGGCTATGAGAATTTACGTAAATGCTTACGCGGCTGATGATACATCAATTCTAGTTGGCTACAAGGGATCAAGTGAAGCAGACGCTCCGGCGTTCTACTGTCCTTACATTCCTTTAATGTCAAGTGGCGTTGTATTAGATCCGGCTACTTTCGAACCAGTTGTTGGCTTCTTAACAAGATATGGCTATGTAGAGTTAACAAACACTGCATCATCTCTTGGTAATGCGGCTGATTACGTTGGTAGAGTAGGTATATCTAACGTTAAATTTAAATAATTTCTTTTGGAATTATTTGGATAAACCAGTATAAACAATTAGGGCGGCTTTCGAGTCGCCCTTTTTTTGTGGCTTAAATATCAATATGCATTATCTTTTTACAAACGGCTGTTCATTTATGACAACCAGAAATTTTAAACAACGAACTAGCATACAAACTCACGTTGGAATAGAAATTGCTAAACATTATAATTTTGAACTTACTAATATTGCTAGAGGTGGCCGTGGAATGGATAGAACAACTCTTACCACAATGATATTTTTCGAAAAACATAGAAAGTTCAAAGATACTTTTGCTTTAATTGAATGGTCCGATGCTGGACGATGGGATTACCCAACAAGATTTAAGAAAAAAAAGCATTTACATCCACAACTTGATACCGACTGGCAATCTGTAAGACTAACAGACGAAGCAACAACAACTTTTCTTAATAAAAATGCTCAAAACATAGATCTTCCTGCATTTTTAGTAACAAGATTTTATCATAATGTTTTATCTTTACAATCTTTTTTTAAATCTAATGGCATACCTTACTTAATGTACAATGGAATATGGAACTCAGTTGATGAAGGAAAAAAGGATCATCAAAGTTTATCAAATTTAATTGACAAAAAACATTTTTTTGGGTTTGATAATTGGCAATTGTCTCACTTTGGATTCTGTGAACGTAATAAACTTTGTGTTGGTGCAGGAGATGAACATCCAAATGAAGAAGGTCATAAAGAATTTGCCAAATTATTAATATCGTATATTGACAAAAATAATCTGCTTAAAAAATTATAATCTTTAGTTATAATGATTTTTTTCTATATTCATACGGTAATATCTCAAAATATAGTACTTTAACTCATAAAATATAGTTTCTAAATAATCCAGAGTCGATAAGACTCGTCAACAATAGAAGGAGATCCACTATGGATATCATGTTAAAAGTTAAAGGATGGGCAAAAACATTGGCTGACGTAGGAGTAAGTTTAATTGCGTTAGGAATTGTTTTCGAAATTCTTTTTAATGGTCACGGTATTCCGTTCTGGCCAAATATTTCTGTTATAGGAAATGTTCAGGGCGTACTGCAAGGATTTTCAGACCAAGGTCTGATAGGTTTAGTTGCAGTTTGGATTCTATATCATATCTACAATAGAAAATAATATAGACATCACATAATATAATGATCCAATTAAGGGTGGTATCACAATTGTTGATATCGCCCTTAAATTTAAATTAAAACTAAATTAGATTTTGTTGCTACTGAACGTAGACTATCTTCTGTCTCTGTTTTTTGTTTATCATTCCATTTAAACCTTGCTCGACTACAAGTATTGCAAATTAAATTTTGTTTTGCAGAAGAATAATTTTTATTATAAATTAAATTGTGTACATTTTGTAAATTTTGCCATGCTTTTTCTATACCTAGTTCAAAAACATTACCATAGTTTGTTTGCTTTGTAGCATCATCACAACATAAAACAACAGTACCATCTACAAGAATTTCAATTCTCCTTAAAATTTTTCCTAGATCTAACGTACATCCTTGTACAAAATTTTCTTTATTAATAGAATATTCTTTACTTTTAATCCAAACACCATCACCTGAAGCCATTCTATTATTAAGCCAGTTTGTTTTAATTTTAATAATACCTAAAGTGTACTTTTTAAATTCTCTATGTAATTGTTTTCTTGTTGCTTCATTTATAAATTTATCATTTCCTTCTTTTATTCCTATTCTCATAAGTTTAGAAATATCTGGGTAATTTTTTTTTACTTTTAATAATCTTTGTTTAGTAACTTCCCAATTCACACCCATAAATTTTTTTATTTCTTTTGTATTAAATCCAATAATTGAAATGTTTAATTTTTTAATAAGATGTTTGTATTGATTAATAATTTTACAATTTTTTTCAGTAAAAGAAATTCCGTTAGTAGTAATAATAACCTGCATTTTATTCTTGTCAGCAAGTTCAAAAATTGTTTCTAAATCAGGACAAACCAATGGGTCAGAATATCTCCACGGCTGAATATGTGCTGACCACGGAGTAACATTATATTTTTTTAATAAATTTGCAAAATCATTAATTAAAAAAACTATTTGTTCACGTGACATTTTTTGTGATCTATATTCTTTACTTTCACCAAGCCACGAATATGGACAACAATAACATTTTGCATTACATAAATTTATAGGTTCAAAAGATAATTCAGTTGGTATAGGTAATCTAGGATACATATGAAATATTTATAGGTATAAAAGTTACCCACCCACAAATAAATATATATGTATAAAATGATAAAAATAACAAATGCCAGGTGCAATTAAAAATACAAAAATTGGTAAGTCAGCAGGAAGAATAGAGGTAACTGGAGCATTCTCTAAACAACCAACTCAACCTAACGGATCAAATACCGAGACAGTATCAACTGCATTAGGTGCCTACATTTCTTCACAAAAAGGAAGTAAACTATTTGAAGTAGTATTCACATCTGCGGATGGAATAACTCAACTTACTGAAATGCTAAAATTAACAGCAGATACACCTAATGCTTTAACTCCTGGGCAATTTTGTGTACAAATTATATTAGATGATTCAACTGTGGTATACGTATCAAAATTTTACAACAATACCATACATTGGGTTAATCCTGCTATCACGTATGGAGAACCTTTATCTACAGGATGGCTTTCATATACCTTACGTTCAGAAGGAATAAGTCTATAACAAAGGCAGTCATTTCTTTATATAAATAATAGCAATATGTCAAAAACAGTTAGAACTTACGGCGATTATACCATTAAAGCAGGCGGCGGATCGAGCGGATCAGATAGAATAATACTAGATGCATCTGAAATTAGAGTGCCTGGAAGTCTGACTGTTGAAGGTACTCAAACAACATTAAATTCAGCGACACTTACAATCGAAGACAAATTTATAGAAGTTAATAGAAATAATTCTACAGCAGGTACAGAAGATGGTGGTGTATTTTTTAACCAAGGATCTAATAATCATCAAATTTTTTATTATGATGCTGACCAATCAGAATTTGTTGTTGGAGTAACAACTCAAGATTCTGATGCTACATCAATTACAAATATTACACCAGGAAATTTAAGAATTGCGGCACCAGGACAATCAGATCACGCCACTACAAAAGCATACGTAGATGCACAAATTGCCGGCGGTGGATTTAGTATTGGATTTACAGGTGATGATTCAACAACGGTATCTGTAACAACAGGAAATACAGTTGATATTGCAGGTGGCTCAAACATAAGCACTGCGGCGGCAGAACCAGATACTATAACAGTAAATTTAAATAACGATTTAACAAATATAACTTCAATAACATCAAATGTATCTAATGGAAACCTAACATTAGCAACAAATGGTACTGGTGATGTTGTAGTAGATGATACATTAACATTTTCGGCCGCGGCAAGTACACCAGCGGCAAATACAGTTACAAAAATTTACAATAAAACAGCAG